GGGCAATTCATCACCGTTACAGGCGTTCCTAGCAGTGGGAAGTCTGATTTTGTTGATCGAATGGTGGTGGGATACCAAATGAAATACGGCTGGAAAACAGCATTTGCCTCACCAGAGAATAAACCAACATTTCTACACACTCATAAACTAATACGTAAGATAGGGGAGTGGATGCCGAGAAAAGAAGACATAGGCACAGAGAAATGGAACCAAGTTACAGAGCTTGTAGATGATAACTTTTATTTTATTGAAAACGAAAGGTATGATCTTGATTCTGTTTTAGCCAAAGGCGCTGAGCTTGTAAAGCGCAAAGGTATTAAGTGTTTGGTTATAGATCCATATAATAAAGTAAAAATGAATGGAGCTAGTGCAATGAGTATACCGGATGCAACAATGGAATACTTAACACGTATAGAAGCTTTTGCAAAAAAGCATGATGTACTTGTTATTGTTGTAGCTCACCCAACTAAAATGTATAAAAAAGATGATGGAACAATGGATGAACCGACAATGTACTCTATTAAGGGTGGGGGTGAATGGTATGACGCTAGTTATCATGGGCTCCTGGTACATAGGAATTACACTAATAAAACGGTTAAAGTCAAAGTTCTTAAAGTTAAATTTCAAAACTTGGGTGAAAACCAAGCTGAAGCGCATTTTAAATGGGACCACATTAGTGGTGATTATATACCTTTTGATGACTTAAAAAATGAAGGGTTGCCATGGGAATAGCTGCTGTAAAAAAGAAAAAGAATTATAAAGGTTTAGGAACTTCCTTTATAGCTTCCCCAGAACAATTAAAATGGGATAAGTATTGTATTGAAAATGATATAAGAATTGCACCTGTTCCTACATCTCAAGGTCTTTATCCTGAAGAGTGGAGAGTAGGCGTATCCCTAGGGAGTGATTATAAAACTGTATATAAAACACCTAATGCTTATCTTGCTGATGAAATTTGGCAAGAAGTATATAAAGCTAAAAAATATTATTATGATAAACGGTGAGGAAGAATATTTAGGATTATTAGCAGGGGTATTACTTGGTGGAGCTAATAAGCCTGACAGAACAGGTACAGGCACGAAATCTGTATTTGGAAGAATGATAAGACACGATATGCGTCTTGGATTTCCATTATTAACAACTAAAAAAATATATTGGAAAAATGCTTTGGCGGAGATATTATGGATTATCAACGGTAGGACCGATATTGCTTATTTGCATGATCACGGCGTTAGGTATTGGGACCCCGATTACAAAAGATCTGGAAGAAAAGATGGAACACTTGGACCTGTATATGGGGCTCAGTGGCGTAATTTTAATGGTTTTGACCAGTTTAGAACCCTTATTCGTGAACTCAAACAAAATCCATCCTCTCGTAGACTTATGTTATCGGCGTGGAATCCTGCTGATCTCGCTGATATGGTACTTCCTCCTTGCCACCACGGTTTTCAGTTATATAGTGATGGTACACATTTAGATCTTTTGTTATCACAAAGGTCAGCAGATTTGTTTTTAGGGTTACCGTACGATATAGCTATGTATGGCTTTTTAATTGAGATGATAGCTAAGGGAGCTTTATTAAAACCAAGATATTTAACATTAAGTTTAGGTGATTGTCACATATATAATAATCACATTGAACAAGTAAAAACTCAATTGTCTCGTGAAACTAAACCGTTACCTAAAATAAAATTAGGCATGGGAGTGTTTTTTGGTACAAGAGAATTGCCAGATCCAAGCAGTGACGCATTGGTACTACCAGAGTTTGATGATTTTTATTTATTAAATTATCAATCACACAAACCAATAAAAGCAGAATTATCAGTAGGAACTTAAAATTAAAATTATGAAAAAATTAATATTATTATTACTATTTGTCACGACAAGCTTAAACGCACAAAGTTGGACATTAGAAAAAAGAAAAGAAGCTAAACAAATAAGTACCGCTTTAAGTTTAACAAATTCTATTAGATTAAACTCTTCATTAGAACCTTTATATTTAAGTTACGAGTTAAATGGTTTAGCATTAAGCAGACTAGACTCTATAGAACAAAAAGGTTTTTATCAGCCAAGTTTAGATAATACTGGAGAATTATACTACAATACGTCTAAAGAATTTGATAATTACTTTTATAATGCAATTATAGGATTAGTGATACCGGGAAAGAAGGATTTTACATACAAGCAAATAACATGTGAACTATGCAAAGAAGTAGGTTTTGCATCTAGGGATATAGATGGCATAAATTGGACAATGTTAGTTTTTGATACCCTCTACTAATGAGCATTGCTATAAAAACAGGTAAGTACAAAGTGTATCACATTCCTGGTAAAAAAATAGGCTGTACCAAAAACATAAAAAAACGTGTTGAAGAAGAACAAGGGTATAAACCTGGTGAATATGAAATATTGTTTGAAACAGACAACATAAAGGAAGCTGCTAAGGCTGAAAGGACTTTACAACAGGATTTAGGTTATAAAGTGGACATAAAACCTTATGATAAATTATTTAATAAAAAAATGAAAAAAGTAAACGTAACAGAGCAAACTACTACCTTTGCTATATCTAAAGAAGATATTGATGGTAAATTTTTAGGTGATTTAAAATGGGAAACTCCATACGGGAAGGTTCATATAAATGCTACAGATAAAATAGAATGGATTTTAGATAATGTAAAAATGTCTATGTTTAACAACAGCCGCTGCTATGTTTACAATAAAGCTATGTATGAAGCTGGCCCGTTCCAAACTTTAAGCAAAAGTACTCCTCCTGACTTTGCTATAAGCATCATGGAATTTGATCTAATAAGAGAATGGGCCCAAAACAGAGGCTTATATGATAAAGGTAATGCCAATACACAATACATTAAACTTCAGGAAGAAGCAGGTGAGTTGGCTAAAGCTTTATTAAAGAATGACCAACCTGAGGTGATAGATGCTATAGGTGATATGGTTGTAGTATTAACAAATTTAGCTCATATGAGAGGTGTGTCAATAGAAAGCTGTATAAGCTCAGCTTATAATGTTATATCTAAACGTACGGGTAAAATGATTAATGGAACATTTGTAAAAGATGCGTGATAAAATAATTCAAAAAGTAGTTGAAAAGTTCAAGGAACGAAGCGACGTAGGATATAAAAAATACGGTGTTACTTTGCATGATGATGAACCTAGCTTGCATAAGTGGTTAAACCATTTACAAGAAGAGCTTATGGATGCGGTAAATTATATCCAAAAACTCAAGATGGAAACAAGTGATGCACTTGAAGAAAAAATACTAAAGGATTATGAAGAGGAAGATAGCTTTAGTAAACATTCTGATCCAGGTTATCAGTGGACATCAACTAGAACATAATGAGAAAAAAGTCAAGAAAAAAAGGACCAGTACAGTCTAAGAAAATAACTTATGACGGTATTAATTTTGCATCAGGTTTAGAGAGATATACTTATATGGCTCTTAAAAAGAACAAATTATTTGAAGGATATGAAAATGAAGTTTTCCAGCTTGTCGAAGGATTTAATTTTAACAATGAATCTTTTGAAAAGCAAGCAAATGGAAAGGGTGAATATACTAACCGAGGGCAAAAGAAAGTGTTGGGAATTAAGTATACACCTGACTTTGTTGGAAAAGACTACGTAATAGAATGTAAGGGAAGGGCTAATGAGTCTTTCCCTATAAGATGGAAATTATTTAAACTATGGCTCACGAAAAACAAAATTGGAAAGACGCTTTACAAGCCGCAAAACCAGAAGGAAGTAGACCAAACGATGACCTTGATCAAAGAAAGAAGAAGGAGGCGCGCTTGATGTATACTAGACGAATATTGCACAAGGAAATTAATACTTATATAAAAAACATAAATGGACCAATTAGATACGCTGAAATTAACAGAATCGGAAGAAAGCATGGATTTCTCACTACATGATCACTATAAAGAACGGATTGGGTATCATATGAAAATGCTAAATTATTACTTAAAAGAAGAAAAAAAATGACAGGATGGGAAATTAGCTTTGGGTTTTATCCCGGGTTTCTTATAGGAGTAAGAAGTTATCCCGAGAAAGATTTTGTGGAGCATGTTCTTTATGTGCCCTTTGCCGAACTATGTTTAACAATTTATTATAAATAAAATGAATCCAAAGGAAAAAATTAAAGAATATGTTTTAAAGAATTATAAAAAAACATTTATTAAAAAAATTATTACTAGAGATGGTAAGGGACAAAAAGTGAAAACCAGCTATATAGATTTAAAACCCTTGATTACTATAAAAGAAAACCATATAGAGGTGCAAAATCATAAAGATGCAAGTCCTTTAATATTAAGTAAAAATATAATCAAATGAAAGAAAACAAACTAATAGAAATGTCTAACAAAATAGACGCAATGGGGAATGCTTTGAATAGGATTATTCAAGAGTTAAATACACTAAAGGATATATCAGTTGGTACAACTGAATTGGTTAAACTTCTACCCGGCTATAAAAAAGCTTTAAAAGAATTAACTAAAATATTTGAGGAAAGAAAAAAAGAACAAGAAGATAAAAAATTAGAGGTATAAATGGGATTATTTGATGAAAGAATTGCATACAAACCGTTCGAATATCCCGAGTACTATACTGAGGGGTGGCTTAAACAAGCTCAAGCATTCTGGCTTCATACCGAGATACCGATGTCAGGTGATGTCAAGGATTGGAACGAAAAGCTTACCAAAGCCGAGAAGAACCTGGTTGGAAATATACTTTTGGGATTTGCGCAAACTGAGTGTGCGGTATCTGATTATTGGACCCAAAAAGTTGTATCGTGGTTTCCTAAGCATGAAATAAAACAAATGGCTATGATGTTTGGTAGCCAAGAAACAATTCACGCTGTTGCATACAGTTACTTAAACGAAACATTAGGACTTGAAGACTTTGAAGCATTTTTACAAGATAAAGCAACTATGGAGCGGTTTGAAAATCTCGTCGCTTATGAGGGAACTAAACTGGTTGGTATCGCAAAATCCTTGGCTATTTTTTCTGCTTTTGCTGAAGGAGTTAGCTTATATTCTGCTTTTGCTGTATTATATTCTTTTCAACTAAGAAACCTCTTAAAAGGTATTGGCCAACAAATGAAATGGTCCGTAAGAGATGAGTCATTACATAGCAAAATGGGCTGTCAATTGTTTCGACATATGTGTCAAGAAGACAATAATTTATTAGAAGACTGTAAAAAAGATGTTATAAATGCAGCAGAAGCAATGCTTAAAGCAGAGGAGCGATACATTGATAAAATGTTCGAACAAGGAGATATCGAAAATCTTAAAGCCTACGATCTCAAACAATTTATTAGAAAAAGACTTAATGAAAAGCTCGTTGAATTGGGCTACAAACACCTCGGGCAATACTTTAAATATGACGAAAATGCAGCAAGCAAACTCGACTGGTTTTACCATCTTACCGGTGGCCATACTCATACTGACTTTTTTGCTGTACGCCCGACGGACTACTCTAAAGCAAATGAAGGCGAAGATTTTGAAGATATATGGTAAAAAACATAATAAAATGTAGCCAATGTGAAGAGGAATTCTCAGGAGGATTTGAATATAGAGAGCATTGGGAAAAGAAGCATTTTTATCCTTATCTAACCTCTAATAGTTTTGATTTTGAAAGAGCTAAATTAGACAAAAAAAGAAGAGATGAAAAAAACATGGAGAATATGGGCTAAAGCTTTAGGTGAAAAAGCTCAAGATCATGCCGACTCTGTTGCACTTGTGCGGACACTTCTTATAATGCAAGCTATTATAACTAATATACTAATATCAATTAATATAATATTAAATTGGATATGAGACAATGCAATATATGTAAGCAAAAAAAAGGCAACTCTAAATTTAAACATTCAGGTAAAAAAACTTGTATAAGATGTGAATTTAGATGGAAGAGAAGTTTTATAAGACTATTAGTACAAGATCGAAGATTGAGTGCTAAAGAAAGACTAGCTAATAGGTTAGGTTATATGGGGACGGCTTTCATAATGATGTCCCCTTATCTTTTAAATCATGGTAGTATAGGTGCCATAACATATGTTATTGGAGGAATTATTTGTATTCCTCAAGTATGGGTAGCTAAACAATGGAATTTAGTGGCTGTTAATATTAACGTAATAATAGGCTACGCTATATATTTATACAATTAAAAAATATAATAAAAAATAATGTGGAATAATGAGTGGAAAAAAGGTATAGACTATCCTCATTGGGGGGATACTGACGTTTATAGAAAGACTATTATTGGTGGTTATCTGCTAGCAGGGGAATCGCCTAAAGATGCTTACTGGAGAGTCTCAAATGCTGTAGCTAGGCGGTTGTATAAGCCAGAGCTAGCGGAACAATTTTTTGAATATATATGGAAGGGGTGGCTTTGTCTAGCATCTCCTGTGCTATCTAACACAGGTACAGATAGAGGCTTACCAATTTCATGCTTTGGTATTGACGTTGCTGATAGCATAAATGATATAGGTCAAAAAAATTTAGAAATGATGTTACTTGCTAAACACGGCGGCGGAGTAGGTATAGGCATTAATATGATTCGCCCTGCCGGAGCTAAAATTACAGGAAATGGAACATCAGATGGAATTGTACCTTTTTGCAAAATCTATGACTCAACTATACTCGCGACCAATCAAGGATCAGTACGAAGAGGAGCTGCATCCGTTAATCTCAATATCGAACACTCTGATTTTGATGAATGGTTGGAAATTAGAGAACCTAAAGGTGACGTCAACAGGCAATCTCTTAACTTACATCAGTGTGCTGTCGTTGGCGATAAGTTTATGCGAAAGCTCGAGAGTGGAGATCAAGAAGCACGACAAAAATGGTCCAAGCTACTCCAAAAACGTAAAGCTACTGGGGAGCCGTATATCCTCTTTAAAGGAAATACAAACAAGGCTAATCCGCCAGCTTACAAGTCGAATAGCTTAAAAGTACACATGACTAATATATGCAGCGAGATCACATTGCATACAGATGAAAGCCACAGTTTTGTGTGCTGCTTATCATCTGTAAATCTTGCTAAATATGATGAGTGGAAAAATACTAATCTTATTTATGATGCTACTTGGTTTTTAGATGGTGTAATGGAAGAGTTTATACAGAAAGCTAAAAATATGAAAGGGTTTGAAAACGCCATTAGATCAGCCGAAAAAGGCAGAGCTATAGGTTTAGGTGTCTTAGGGTGGCATACGCTGTTACAGAAGAAAGGAATAGCTTTTGAAGGGCTTTTAGCTCAGTTTAAAACTAGAGAAATATTCAGTAAGATTAAAATTGAAACAGAAAGAGCATCTCGCAAGCTTGCTGAAATATACGGTGAGCCTTTGTGGTGTGTAGGTACTGGTTTTAGAAATACACATTTAAGATCTGTAGCGCCTACAGTTTCTAACAGTAAATTAAGTGGTAACATATCGCCAGGCATAGAGCCTTGGGCAGCTAATGTTTTTACAGAACAATCAGCTAAAGGAACATTTATAAGAAAAAATAATGAACTTAGGAAAGTACTTAAGAAAGTTGGTATTGATACCAAAGAAACTTGGGATAAAATTCTGGAAGATGGTGGATCCATTCAAGGAATTAAAGAACTCAATGGATGGTTTTACGACCACCTCGGAAGACTAACTCAAGAAGAAGGTGAGTCTGTCAAGAATGTTTATAAAACATTTAAGGAGATAAACCAACTGGAATTAGTTGGGCAGGCGGGTATACGCCAAGATTATATTGATCAATCAGTGTCATTAAATCTAGCGTTCCCTGCAGAGGCTGAGCCAAGATGGGTTAATAAAGTCCATTTTGAAGCGTGGAAAAGAGGTATAAAAACTCTTTATTATATGAGAACAGAATCGGTTCTTAGAGGAGATATAGCTGCAAGAGCTATGGATCCAAACTGTATATCCTGTGATGGATAAATTAATATTTAAAACTAAAAATAATGGCTAGTAAATTTACTTTTGCAGATGCAAAAAAACAAATCAAACAATTAGAACAAGAACTACAACAAAAAACAGATGAGCTTAAGCAAAAAGCTGGAAATGTTATTCTGGATACATCAGATAATGTTTTTACAAGTGAAGAGTTAAAAAAGATTAGAATATTAGAACTATGGGCGGTATTAGGGCCGATAGCTGGTATTATAATTGGACTAATAGTAGGTTAACATCTAAATAATTAAAAGGGAGCTTGCCGTGATGGTTTGCTCCCTTTTTTTTATCCAGGTTGATGTTGCCCTGTTTTTACTTCTGTAGCACTATCTGTTTTTATAGCTTTACCTCCGCTTGCACCTGTGGTAGGATCCTGTTGTGCAATTAAGTTTTCAGCATAGCTTTTTTTGTTTTCATTGTCATTTAAAGTTTTAGCATCTGTGGTATTATTGCTATTAACATTATAAGCACTAAGCGTTTCGCGGCGTGCGTCATATGCTTTAGCGGCATCTTCAGGGGTCATACTATTTCTATTAGCCAACCTCTCAATACCTCTATTTCTTCTATCCTCTCTTCGAGCCCCTCTTTCTTTATCTTGGATATCCTGCATCCTTCGCCTTTTTTCCGCCCTAATTCTTTTCTTTGAACTACCTGCGTCAAGACCAAGAGCAGCATCATTAGCATCTGCGTTTGTTAAAGCTTTCTTTTTTTGTTTTTTAACCAAATCTTTAGCTTTATTAACTTCTTGCTTTCTTTCAAGCTTTCCTTCTCTAACAGACTTAACCTTTTTTGCGTCTTCACCTGCGCTGCTAATAATATTTGTAGCCAGGTTAGTATCCGGGTCGTCCCCATTTCCA